CTTATCGTATGTTGTATGGATCCGTTTTATGTGCATTTAACAATGCCCATCAAACGACAGCGTCTGCTGTAGGTCTAAATCAATACTCTATTGATATGGATCTGATCTATAATTACCTAAGCGATGTTGGTAATAAGTTTATTGCAGGAGATTATAAAAATTTTGACAAGCGAATCCATCCCCAATTCCAACGGGCTGCCTACCAAATCATCGGTGCTATTTCTGAAGGTTTAAGCTCCAGAGAAACATTTTATCGTTTTTATGAACATCAATGTTTCGCTCCTGCTCAATTCCTTGACTCATTGGTTCATTTCCGGATTACTCATTTTTCTGGTTGTTTTTATACAACCATAGTGAATAATCTAATAAATGAACTATATAGCCGCTTCTTTTTCCGACAGCTTGCCCCAAAACTCTTCTATGAAGACCATTTCCGCTCCAAAGTCACAGGGGACGATCACATCTTCTGCATTTCTGACCAAGCCAGCGAATTCATATCCCCCTTTAAAATCCGGGACGTTCTCTCACAAATTGGACAAATCTACACGTCGGACAAGAAGGATTGTGATTTGGAAGACTCCTATAGAACATTTGAAGAGGTGACTTTTCTGGGAGCCCATCCAAGACTTATTGACAATAAGTACGTTGGGGCTCTCAAAAAAAGCTACTATTGAAGAATGTCTCCATTGGACCAGAAATGACAACATGACAATTCGCTCAGAAGCTATAGCTGTTTTGGAAATGGCCTCTTTATGGGATGAGGATTATTATAACTTTATACTAAAAGAAATAAATAACTCTCTTTCCACGTGTTTAATCGATAAGATTGAAGACAAGGGCTATCTTGCAACTCAGCGTATAGTTTCTCTCCGCTCAGCATCTTCGGATTCCCATTTCACTTTCCAAGCTCAAGGACCACCAGGAACCAATGAGCACTCTCTTGTTCAAATGAATGCTAGGCATTTAGTTTCTTCCACTCAACAAGGGTCATCTGAACCATCAATGCTTGCCATGAAAGCGGTAAATGAGGGAAAGATGGACCTTGAGTTTGGAACAAACTCTTTGGTCTATAGAAAGGAATTTGAATGGAAGCCGTCCGATCCTGTTGGAATCCCGATAGCTAAGATTGACATCCCATTCGGTCTCTTAGCTCTCGGTGAACCAGAAAATGTGCAAAATATGGGTTTTGACAGATTTGTCTTTTGGCATGGCGACGTGGGCGTTTATTTCCAAGTAAACGGAATGCAATTCCAACAAGGTTTACTAAACGCCCACTTTGTCCCATTAGATGATGCACCCCGAGAGCTTGCAAACTTAACTTCCATGATTCATGTAAAGATGGAACCAAAACAGAATGCCACTTACCATATAACGATCCCCTATCGATATATGCGTTCTGTTATGAACACCTTTGCTAGAACCGAAGAAAGTTTGGGAACTCTCTTTGTCACACCCATGTCCCAGCTCATCAGTGGTAGCGATGCCCCTGATCTTTCTGTTCCAATAACGGTCTACTCTTCTTTTCCAAATTCCAAATTCACCATCCCCCGTCCTTTGAATTCTTCAGTAGTCACAATCAAGAAAAAGACTTTCTACGACACAAAAGGTGTAACTTTTGAAGCTCAAGGCAACTCGTCATCCACAAACATCTCGAATAATTATTCGAATGTTGGTGGAACGATGCCTATACAGGGTATTGAAAATGTTGGAAAATCGGATGCTACTCAAGACATCTCCCCAGATGTTGATCTTAGTATTCCGATGCCACTTGACAATCCCCCTTTGAGCTCAGGAGCAATACCTGTTGAACAAAGTTTTCCTGGTTTTTCTTCATCTTATGGAATTCGTCCGACTCGTGATTTACAACTATTTCCTTCAGCACTTGAAAAACAGCACATTGGTAGTTTTTCGCCTGAGGAGTCAAAATTCGCTTACATCCTTGGACAAGAATGTCTTTTGACTACAATCAGGTTAAGAACTTCTGATATTGCTGGAAAATTGCTATGGGAAATTGATCTAAACACACGTTTGGGAGTTTCTGAGGGT